TGAACCATTCTTGTGCTCGATCGGCAGGACCGAAATTATACTGCAAGTTTCCTATACTTAGGCCTGCTTGGTCGTGATTCCCACTCGTTATAGCCATTTGAGTATTTTCGGTCGTTTGGCTTGTTTCGAAAAAGCCTGTATTCAAATGACAATTCTTTTTTAGACTGTCGAAAGGTAATACGCCTGTAGTCATGCCGTCACCCCGTTATAAAATAAAGTGTATTTGGGTCTTTCGTTAACCCGTCATAAGTTGCTTGCGTACCTGTCCAAATTTTCTTGTTATTTAACAAGGTTTGAATGATGTAATTATCAGCCGTATCAACATAGCCTGTTTCAGCTAATCGCTTCCAATCGGTTCCCGTTGCTCCTTCGGCTATAAAAGCTTTTTTATTCACATCATCTACGACCATTTGGCCTATAAATCCAGGCGTGGCAGTAGGCGTAACGGTGCTAACTAATGGCCTGTTGTCGGGTCCTTCTGGGCCTTGTGGGCCTTGTGGTCCCGTATCTCCTGGAATCCCTTGAATCCCTTGTAAACCTTGTGGCCCTTCTGGGCCTTGAATACCCTGCAATCCTGTGTCGCCTGTGTCTCCTTTAATGCCCTGTAATCCCTGTGGACCGTCTGGCCCTGTTAATCCTTGTAAACCTGTATCTCCTTTAATTCCTTGTGGTCCTTGAATCCCTTGTGGTCCTTCTGGCCCTGTTAGTCCAATATCCCCTGTATCTCCTTTGATACCTTGAATCCCTTGAATTCCTTGTGGCCCGTCTGGTCCTATTGGCCCTTGTGGCCCTGTATCTCCTGGTAAACCTTGAATTCCTTGTGGCCCTGCGTCTCCTTGTGGCCCCTGCAATCCTGTGTCGCCTGTATCCCCTTTAACACCTGGAATTCCTTGAATCCCTTGTGGTCCATCGGGTCCTGTAAGCCCTATCGGACCTTGTGGTCCTGTATCTCCCGTTAAGCCTGTATCTCCCTTTATCCCTTGAATCCCTTGTGGACCCTGTGGCCCTGTTTCGCCTTGAATCCCCTGTAGACCTTGTGGCCCATCAGGTCCAATATCTCCTTGAATTCCTTGTAAACCTTGTGGACCATCTGGCCCAATCGGCCCTTGAATTCCTTGAATCCCTTGTAGTCCCTGTGGCCCTTGTGGCCCAACAGGTCCCTGGATTTGTCCAACATTTTCAAATATAGTCCCATTCCAAACGTATAAATCGCCTGCAACTATATAAGCTTCGCCTGTTACGTTCCCTGTAGGATGCGCAGAATTTAATTCTCCTTCGGTCGCATAGCTACCTAAAATAGTTACGCCTGTACCGTCTGCTCCTTCGGGTCCAATTGGTCCCTCGGGTCCTGTTAATCCTATTGGTCCTTGTGGCCCCTCGGGTCCTTCTGGTCCTGTCAAACCTTGAATTCCCTGTAAACCTGTATCTCCTTTAGGTCCCTGTGGTCCCTCTGGACCTGTTAAGCCCTGTAAACCTGCAGGCCCTTGTGGTCCTTCGGCTCCTGTATCTCCTGTTAATCCTTGAATTCCTTGTAAACCTGTGTCTCCTTGTGGTCCTTGTAATCCTGTATCCCCTTTTAGTCCCTGTGGCCCTTGCAATCCTGTTTCACCTTGTAAACCCGTATCTCCTTGTGGTCCCTGTGGCCCTATTGGCCCATCTGGCCCTTGCACCCCCGTATTTCCTGTTAAGCCCGTATCCCCTTTTGGTCCTGTTAATCCCTGTATTCCTTGTGGACCTTCTGGCCCTTGCAATCCTGTATTTCCTATATCTCCTTTTGGCCCTTGTAAACCTTGTGGACCTTCTGGACCCTGCAGACCTGTATTTCCTGTTAAGCCTGTTTCTCCTTGTGGCCCTGGTGGTCCTTGTATTCCTTGCAATCCATCAGGACCTTGCAAACCTGTTTCTCCCTGTGGTCCTATTGGTCCCTCGGGTCCTTCGGGTCCGATTGGTCCCTGTATTCCTTGTGGCCCTGGTGGTCCTTCTGGCCCTGCAGTAGCTTGAACATCTATTTGTTTCCAATCGCCAACCAGGCTATTTGCTACATAAGATTGGTCGATTGAGGTATTTATGTAAATTTGGCCTATATACTCAGGGGTTACGCCTGTAGGCTCGGTTAAACCTGTTAACGGCAAACCACTCGCCTCTGCATCAATAGGCATATATAAGCCGTTGCCCTCAGTCACAGTTAAGTATTCTTCTGGAATAGCCTCTAATTTGGCATTTAAAGATTCCGTGAGGTTTAAAATGTCGTTTATATCGTGCTCGTGGTTGATCGGTGTGAATGTTTCTGGTTTTGAAAGAATATCATCCCAATAAACAACACCGCCCCCACCTTCGCCCGTGCCGTAAGGTTTCCAACTTGTATTTTCCAGGGTTAAAGCATAAAACATTACCGTTCCTACCGTATCTAAGTAGGTTTGCCCTTCATATTCGGGCGTAACAACTCCGTTCGGACTTCCTATGCCTAAAATAGGCCGTAAATCATTACGGAGCAGAATATTATGAAAAGCCTGCCAATCATTCGCACTCTCTAATGTCTGCTCGTCAATAATGGCGTTTAAAGAGGTGTATTCAAATGTTCTTGTTACACCCATAATGTTATTTTGCGTTACCATCAATTCGCCTGTATGTGGCCCTGTTTCGATAATGGCCTGGTTCGATAAAATAACTTCGCAAGTACCGCCTAAAGCGTTCGTGATAAAACAATCTTGCAAAACAGTCATACCAGAAGGTTTTAAAACGGCTAAACGAACACTAGCGTCCGTTAAATCCAGGACAATGCCCTCGTCTGAAACTTGGAATATAAAACGAACTGCGTTGAGATCACTTTCCTTGATCTGAATTATCGGATTGGTTGTTGTTTCCACCAGGTCGAGGTTTATTTGGAACGTTTTCATTAAATCCGCCATTTTCCGTACCTCCATTCGCTTCTACCGTTGGATTTTCGCCCATTTTAGCGAGTTTATTTGTATTTGGTGTGTAAATTTCTTCTGTATCAGCAAAATAAAGAACATCTTGCAGGCCTAATTTCAAGAATTTGAGGCCTAACGGTGGTAAATTCTCTTTATAACGGGCTTCGTCGATCTGCAGGACACCGTTTTTTATGCCTAATTCATAGGCTTTGAATCGCTTTTCAATGTCACCTTTGGTTAGATCAGTTGTATCAAAAGCGAAAAAATGATCTTCTTTCTCGGACGGCAAGAGCAAATCCTTATTTAAAGCGCTTTCAAATGACGCTAAAATAGGCAAAATGCATATTTTAATCCAATTGTTATATTCTTCCTCATTCGCTTCGCCTGTTAGGATGCGTGGAGGTACGAGCATGATCTTACAAATTTGGTCCGAATTACTTCTCTTGTGCTCGTCTAATTGCAATTCTACGGAAGTCTGAGAGGCTTCTTGGAATTCCAGGCCATTATTAAGCACTAAAACATTTTCAGTCGAATTTGCGTAAAGGTCTCTCCAACCGTTTTTAAGTTCGGTCATGGCTTCGGGACTTAGCCTACCCTGGGCTTTTAGGAACCCTTTCTTATTTCCACCTGTCTTAATCAAAACTTCCTCGTAAACCATCTGATTATAGGCCACAGAGAGCATCGTGTTATTTTCTTTTAAAATTCCTTTGCCTGTAACACCGTCTTTGGTCTTTCTGAGAAGTTTTATAAATTGAAACTCTCGGAATCCTTCGCCATTAACCAAAATTTCAGCTTTTTTATAGATCGGGTCCACATTTTTATTAACAGACACAAAAGGGCTGTCAATATAATGCAGGCTAGTTACATCGTTTAATTTGCGATTAATATAGGCATAACCGCCACCGTGTAACAGATAATCAGCTACAAGCGCCCTTTTAAATTGAAAACCGTCCAAAGAATCTTTTGTATCGTCATTTAATAAGTCTGTTCGTGGGTCTTTTTTGGTTTTGGTTGTTTCGCCTGTTTCGGTATAAAGCTTTAAAGGCAAACTTGCCACGGTCATAGAAATAAGTTCAATACAGGCCGTTAAAGCAGGAATATTTAAGGCCTGGTCTAGACTAATAGCATTTGTTAAGGCCCCACTTTGAATTAAAATTTCTTCTAGGGTTGCTCGTTCTTCTTTCTTCTTAAAAGGCCACACATTCACACCATCCTAATCAATGCTATACTTTCGGTCGATTCTCGTTGCCTGTGAAGCGAATTCAATTTTATGTTGTGGTACTTCGCCCACTTCCCAATAAAATTCGATTCCGACAATGCCTTGAATCAAGCAACCGTCCATCCAAATGTTGATACTTCCTTTTTCGTCCACGATTACTTTTAATTTCTCCATTAGATCACCTCTAGAAAACTTGGATAGCCCAATCACTATCGGAATTAAATATCACATCGACCTGCAGGAGATAAACGGCATTAATAAGCGCAATTAACATGTCTACTTTGCCTGTAGATTTTTTCTTATTAACGTAAATATCTTTATTTTGGTTTTCGACAACTTTTGCATTTTGCACATTAATTTCAAAAAGTTCATTTGGCGTATAAAAAAATTCTTTATTTAGAACTTTCTCCCGTAAAAGCTTTGTAGCAGGATGTAAAACACTTGCATGTTGTTTAACTTCAACAGTTTTAATTCCTTCTCGCTCTAAGCGTTGGGCCGTACTAAGGCAATTGTAACGATCGTAGCCCACGCCCATAACAATTACATTGTGCTTCTTTTCGATTTCTAAAATGATCTCCTCAATAAATCCATAATCCACGGTCGCATCCCCACAGGCGAAACATTTGCCTGCTTTGATGAAATCGAAATAATTGATCTTCTCGACTCGGTTCTTTTCTTCGATTCGATCAGTAGGCACAAAGGCGAAAGTATCAGCGTAAATTTTTAAATCTTCTTCCGTTACCATTGCATAGGCACAATTATCTGTAGTCATAGCAAGATCGAGGCCTATCCACACCTGGCGATTTTCCCAATCAAACTCGGGTATCTTACATAGGCGTAATTCGTCCACATTTATATATTCTTCGCCCGAATTGCTAGGCATGAAGTGGTTCATATGCTTACACAAATATTCAGCCCGAACTTTCGGTTTTTCAATGGCCTCTTTACGGTTGTCTCTAATCTCCTGGTAGTTTTCCTCAATTCTAAGAGGATTAGCCTGTAAAAGTCCGATTTCGTCCCAAAGATGCTCGTCCTCGGCATAAAAAAGCATAGCGAACATACGTTCGTCATCAATCATCCCATCGAATACCTTTTTGATATAGGCCAATTCTTCGAGCATGATACTTTGGTCCTCTGGATAGGCCGTAGTGATCTTGAACCTAAGAGGATTTTTAACGCTCAATTGGCCTGATTGCATTGCATTAATATTGTCGTATTCTTTGAATGCTCCAATTTCATCAGCAATGAAAGCGCTTGCACGTAAACCGTTATTGGCCGTTGGGTCTGCCGTTCTCGGTTGGTAAAATGAATTTGTAAGCTTACAGACAACTTTGCCTGTTAAAGTC